TCAACCGGGCTCCTTTCCCCCGGCTGTGATCGCATCGCCAAGGCCTGTCTGCGCGGCATGCGCGATCTGGCGTGCGGCCAGCAGCAGCCCGTTTCGATGGAAGTCGCCAATCTGCTCGTCGGCACCTCCGTCCATGCGCGTGTGCTCTGCCGCGTGCAGAAGATCGAGCACGGCATTCAGTGCGGACAGTGAACGGCCGAGGGAGGCGAGGGTGTGCGGGGTGAGGATCTGCGTGGTGCAGGGCTGGCCGTCTTCGCCATCTCCCTTGCGTATCGCATCAAGGAAGGTGAAGAACATCGGCTGTGGGGGCGGGAGCTGCTGCTCCTTGAGCGCGCACTCGATCTCGCGTGCGAGGTCTTCGGGAACATCGGTGGCGATGTCGCCGATCAGGGCGTGCAGACGGGGATGGATGGCGGTGCGGTCGGTCATGGCGGAACCCTCACTGGCGTAGGGCCACCCTCCCAAAAGAAGGTGGCGGACGGTGCGGGTTGGCGTGCCAAGGCAAACAAGCTTCAAGGGAGAAGAAGGCCTGGCGGATCTTGCGATCCCCACACACCGCCCGCCATTGAGGGCAGTCGGTGCATTCTCTCAACTGCGATTGCTCTCGCAGTCCTTGAAGCCTGTTCGTTTATTCGAGACGCCAATCCCGGCCCAGGCAATCTGCCTCGGCGTGGCGATCATCAAGTCGAACAATCACGTCGGTCTGTAAGGAAAGTTCTCAACTACCCCTAAGCAGGCCAAGCGTGCTCTGTTCTGTGCCGTCGAGCACCAGCCCGCTGTGCAGCCCATCACTGATGGCGCAAATCGCCGCCCCTGCCGGGCGTGCATATGACGACTCCGCAGGAGCGTCGCCACGGCGATCGCGTCACCTCGCGCAGTCCTGGCGGGACCATGCCATGGATGGAGGCAGAGGGTTCCATCCATGCGCTGTGCTACTGGTCGGGGCAGGCGTAGTCTCAGCGCGTCGCCCTGCCCATCCACTCTGGAGTGCCACCATGCCGCTCGCCCGCATCGATCTTCGCAAAGGTAAATCCGTCGAGTATCGCCAGCGCGTCGGCGAGGCGATCTATCAGGCCATGCGCGCGGTCGGCGTGCCGGAGAACGATCGCTTCCAGATCTTCCAGGAGCACGACGTCGGCACGCTCGTGTACGACCCGGGTTACCTCGGCATCGCCCGCAGCGATGACTTCATCTGCATCCAGATCACTTGGAATGAGGGGCGCACGCTGGAGCAGAAAAAGGCGTTGTACCTGGGCATTGCCGATGGCCTGCATGCGGCAGTGGGTATCCGCCGCGAGGATGTGTTCATCAATCTGGTGGAAGTGAAGAAGGAGAACTGGTCGTTCGGGAACGGTGAGGCGCAGTACGTGAGTTGATGCGCGAAGCGCATCCACGCATGGCGTGGATCTACTGGGAGCCCGGCAGGGGCTAAGAGGCCAATCCAGGCGTGGCGTGGATCTACACTTCGCTGCCCACCTGCGGGGTCTGCTTCACCGCTGCGCTGCTGGCGGCCTTCACTGAGTCGGCGCTGTTGGGCTGTTCGCATTCGATGCTGGTGCGATAGCCGTCGCTGCCGATGCTGTGCTCGGCGCGCTTGACCAGCCACTCGCCGTCCACGCCATCGCGGAAGCCCTGCATGACCACCGTAGCCTCGGCCATCAGCGTTTCGCGGCCAGGAAGGCTGTAGCTCAGCGTACGCGTCTGCCGGGCCTGCTCGCGATGCTTGGCGCGCGCGGCGGCTTCGGCGGTTTCGCGGTCGGCATAGGCCATGCGCAGGCGCACGATCGGCTCGCCGCTGCCCACCTTCACTTCCTGGCGCTGCGCGCCACGCACATCGCGGTAGTAGGCGATGGTGGTGCCGGCATCGTCGCGGGCGGCGATGGTGACGCGGTAGCTGCTGCCATCGGCCGGGGTGAGGGTCACGTCCGGAATGCGTTCGCCGCTGGCGGTGGTCGATTCACCACGCTTGACCAGCACCAGCCGGCCGCCGCCCGGTTTGGCGATGGCATCGTGCTGCGTGGCCAGGCGCAGCAGCAGGTTCATGTCCGACTCCTGCGACTGCACGGTCAGCGGCAGCACGATGGATGCCAGCGACGCACTCACCGCCGCGGTCAGTCCGTGCTCGGCCGCCATCCGCTGGACCATGTCGCCGATCGTCGTTCCCTTCTTCCAGCTGCGCGTTTTCTGCGTCTGCAGATCGTTCTTGCCGCCTTTGCTGGTTTCGAACGGCGCGGCGCGGGCGCGCAGGGTCATGCTGCCGGGATAGCCGGAAATCTCCACCTCATCGCAGATGTACAGGCCCATGCGCCGCACTTCGCCGTCGTAGCCGATGAAGGCCTCCAGCTCCGCGCCCACCGGCGGCAGCTGGATCGGATCGTTCGGATCATGGTCGGCCAGCTGCAGTTCCAGCGTGTCGGCGCTGTTGCCGGTCTCGTCGGTGATGCGCAGCGACTTGAAGCGCGACATGATCTTGTCGGTGATGTCCTGGCTGTTGGCCACCACGCGGAACGCGGGTGCGATGTTCAATCCCACAGTGATACTCCCTTGCGTTCATTGGCGGGACGCTGCACGTCCGGCAGCACAATCGCCACGCCAGCAGTGAGCACCGGGCCGCGTGCGGCCAGGCCGGGGTTTGCATCGAACACCGCGCGCAGGATCGCCGGTGACTGTTCGCCATAATGCGCGTAGGCAATACGGTCGACGACGTCGCCGTCGCGGGTGTTATACGTTCGTGCCATCGCTGTGTTTCCGCAGAGTGAGTGTGAAGTCCTGCTTCTGGATCTGGCTGTCGACGGTGAATTCGCTGGAGGTGACGTCGATTTTCTCGATGACCCACAGCCCCAGATTGCCGCCCTTGCCGGTCAGCAGACGCTGCGGTTTTCCCTGGCTGGCCAGCTTGCGCAGTTGCGACATCTCGTTGCCGGCGCCACGGAACAGCGGGTAGACAACGCCCGGCAGGGTCATGGTGGCCGAGCCCGGGCCGGTGTACTGCAGTGCAGCCATCTGCCCGACGCGATCCTGTGCCTGCCAGCGGAAATCGTTGGACTGCTGGATCTGCTGGAATACAGCCGTGTTGAGGCTGAACTTGAATCCACCCAGCATCAGCAGTACCGGTGCGTTGCCGGAATCGTTGCTCTTGAATTGCGACAGCAGCTTGTCCACTGCGCCGGTTACGAACTCGCGCTTCATGCTTAGTTCCTGTCTCCCAGGGTGGCGCGGGCCTGCACGGCCTGCTGGTGCTGCAGCGCGTTGGCGGTCCGCCGTGCCAGCGCCTCGCTGGATTCACCGGGTTGCTGGTGGATGGTGATGTTGTTGGTCTGTTGCTGTTGCACGGTGGTGGGTGCGCGTGCGGTGGCAGAGGAGGGCATCGGCGGTGCCGGGCGACCTTGCTGCGCGCCTCCCAGGTCTGTCATGCGGCGCTTGAGACCGTCGTTGTCATTGGTGCCGACCGCGTATGCCACGCGCGCCATGTCACCGATGCCACCACCGCCGTTGGCTGCCATGGAGCCGTAGACCGCCTTGCCCATGTTTGCCCGGTCCATGGCGATGCCGGCGCCTTCGACCGCCTTGTCCTTGAGGAAGCCCAGACCACCGCCCACCTTCTCCGACACCCAACCGATGCCATCGAGCAACGGCTGCAGCTTGCCCATGATCCAGTCGATGGCCGCTCCTGCTGATGCCATGATCGCGTCCCAGGCCCCGCCCAACGTGACGGTGATCCAGCCGGCGGCGATGCCGAGCATTTCACCCAGCCAGACCACGGTCTGCACGACGCCACCGATGACCTGGATGACCATGCGGAAGTTGGTCAGCAACGCTTCGCCAACCAGCGAGCCGATCTCGGCGACGCGTGACAGTTCATTGCCGGTGTACTGCGCCGGTTCCAGCATCTTCGACAGCCAGTCCCAGGCCTGGCCGATCAGCCCGGCCATGACCTCCCAGGCGGGGCGCAGCGGCTCGACGGCGCGCATCAGTTCGCCCATGGCGGCGCTTCCGGCGCCGCTGAGGCCATCCCAGACGCCACCGAGGAAAGCCTTGATCGGCTCCCAGTACTTGCGCACCAGCAGTGCACCGGCGGTGATGGCGGCGACCGCGATGGCGATGGGACCACCACCAATCGCGCCCACGGCAGTCGCTACCACGCGGAAGCCCGATGCCAGGCGCATGGCGGTGGGGCCGAACTGCCCCATCTGCGCAAGCAGGCTGCCGCCGCGGAACAGCTCGAAGGCCTTCTGCACCGCCAGGATCGGGCCCTGCAGGAATGTCCAGGCGTAGCGCACGCCGAGCACAGCGGTACGCATGCCCATCAGGCCGACCACAACCTGGGTGGTATTGGCGATCAGCTTCGGGTTTTCCTGCACGAACGATGCAACACCGTTCAGCAGTTCGGTCAGCTTCATTGCTGCTTCGCCAACGGCTGGCAGCAGCGCGGTCCCGAAGGCCTTGGACAGGTTGTCCACGGCGATCTTCGCGCCTTCGATCTTCTCCGGGTCGGTCTGCAGCTTGGCCGCAAAGCTACTGTCGGTGGTGCCTGCAGATGAGTTCAGCGCCTTGTCGCGGATGCGGATGTACTCATCCCAGTTCTGGATCATCGGGCGCACGAAGTTCTGCGCCTGTGCATCGCCGAACAGTTTGCCGATCTTCGTCTGGTCGCCGGCGGTGGCCTGGATGATTGCCTGCATCGCCGCGTCGAAGGGATTGCCGCCGCTGCTCTGCGCTTCGTTGATGATCCTGCGCAGATCCAGCTTGAAGCCCTTCTTGGCGCGGGCCTGCAGGTCGGGCGAGAGGATGCTGGCCATGAAGCGCTGCATGTTGCCGGCCGCTTCGTCCGCACCGCCGGCCCCTTGCCGGGCGACATCCAGGGCTGCGCCCATGGTGGCCGCGGCCGCGTTGCCGTGCATCTGCAGCGACTGGAATGCGCCGCCGAGCACCGGGAGTGCAGCGGCCATGTCCTTCAGGCCCAGGCCGCCGTCCTTGCCCGCTACGACCAGCACATCCAGCGCCGACTGCAGGCCGGCCGGATTGATCTTCAATGCCTGCTGCAGGCCCGACGCCGCCAGCGTGACGTCGTCGATGCTCTGGCCGGTAGCGGTGGTGGTGCGGCCGATTGCGCCGAGGCTGGATTGTGCGGTCTGTGCATCGAGACCGGCAGCGACCAGCTGGCTGACCGCACGCTGCAGTTCGCCCGCGCCCTGGTGGGTGCGGCCGGATTCGGCAAGGATGGTCTGGCCCAGCGCCGCGACCTGCGCGCGGGTCAGGTTGGCGGCGTTGCCGATGGCCTGGTTCTCGCGCGCGAAGCCGGCGGCGTTCTCCACCGGTTTGGCCAGCGTGGTGATGGCGCTGCCGAGCATGCCGCGTGCATCGCCGAACGCCGAACCCAGCTTCTCGCGCTTCTCCAGATTCGCGGTGCGCTTGTCTTCGATCCGCTGCAGCGCTTCCTGCGAAGCGCGCAGCGCATCGGCCTCGGCACGCATGCGGACGAACTGGTTGCTCGATCTGCCCATGAAATTGAGCTTGCGCTCGAGCTTGTCGGCTTCATCGCCGAGGCGTTTCAGGCCATCGTTGCTGAAGGACAGTGCGTCCTGCAACGACCGGGAAACCGAGCCGCCGATCGTGATCGTTGTCGTTTGAACGTTACTCGCCATGTACCGGCAATCCCTGTATCCACCAGATGAACTTCGACACCCGCAGCGTCATGATCTCGCGCAGGCCCCAGCCGGTATGGCCGGCCAGGGCGAGCGCTCCCTGCCTGATCTGCGGCAGGGTCAGGTGGTAAAAAGCGCGACGCCGGCCTGCAGGCGGGCGTAGTCGCGCAGCGGCATCTTGCGCACGTCATCCGGTGCGATCTCGCACAGGTTGGCAATCATGCGTACTTCGCGCTGGGCGTCGGTGCCCTTGTCGTCCTGGTAGCGCTCCATGTCTTCCACGGTCGGTTCGCGCATGCGCAGCACGGCAGTGTCCACGCCGTTGACCTGGCGCGGGCGGGAAAGGGTGATTTCGGCGTAGCCGTCGCGTTCGATGACGGTGTCGGCGCTGGTCTTGGTCTTGCTGGACATGGATGTATTCCCGGATGTCGATGGAGATGCGGTGGATCCGGGGGCGCTGTGCGCCCCCGTGTACGTCGAGGCGGTGCCGGGAATCAGATACCCAGTGCGCCGCGGATGCCGGCCAGTGCGTCCACGCCGCCCTGGCGGGCGATCATGTTGGTCACGTCGATCTCCTGCACGACCTGCACGCCATGGGTCAGCTTGTAGTAGCTCAGTGCCAGGGAGACCTTGACCGTGCCCTTTTCGCCGACCTTGGTCTCGCCGCGGTCGAGGGTCTTCACCTTGCCGCGCATGTTGTGCACGACCGAAGTGACCGAGCCATCGTCGGCTTCCAGCGCCTCGCGGGCGGTGAAGCCGTACTCCTTGCTCTCGATGACGTGGAACTTGGACATGATCTCCGCGTCATCGGAGGCGAAGGTGACCTCGGCGGTGAGCTTGTCGTGGCCCAGCACGATCTCCGTCGGGGCAAGCATGCCGCCGGCCTGGAAGTCCTCGGTCTTCAGCGACAGCTTGGGGGCGGTGAAGGACATCACGCTGCCGGCAAAACCCTTGCCGTCGACGTAGAAGTTGAAGTTCTTGCGGATCTTGCGCGCCATGCTTAGAAGATCTCCGAGACGTAGTTGTTGTTCATGTGCATGCGGAAGGTCAGCTGTTCACCCGGGTAGGTCGGGGTGAAGTCGAAGTCCCAGTAGAAGCGGCCCTGGGCCACGCTGTCCGCTGCGTTCAGTTCGGGGTCGATCCAGCAGTTGCCGCCGAGGATCGCGCCCTGCGTCTTCAGGCCACGCAGGAAGGCATTGACGCCCTCGCGCACGTCATCGACGTAGGTCTTGCTGATGCCGCGGTCGACGGCCCACAGGTGGGCAGCCTCCAGGCTGTCGGCGATGATGTCGGCGGTGCGCACCACGCACAGGAACTGCCACTTGGGATCGATGCTGGCGGTGCGGTTGCCCCACAGGCGGAAGCCGCCTTCGCGGATGATGGTCGCCACGTTGGCCTGGTTCAGCAGGTTGGCGCGGCTGGTCGCATCGGACAGGCCGAAATCGATCGCACGCGCAGTGCCGACGATGCCGTACAGCTCCTGGTTGGACGGCGACGCCCACCAGCCGCGTTCGTTGTCGCTGCGGGCGATGGCACCGGCCACGGCACCGGAGGCATAGCGGCTGACGATCGCTTCACCCTGCTGCACCAGCACGGCCGGGTCGACCACGTAGACACGCTTGGAACCGGTCAGTGCGGTGGTGGTCTTGGCCGCATCGTCGTTGCTGTTCGGGCCATCCTTGATGATGATCGCGCGCAGCTTGTCGGCGATGCCGAGCAGCTCGGCGATGACCGGGTTGGCCAGCACGGTGTCCGGACTGGCCGGGTCGGCCGGGTGCACGTGGGTGAAGCCCGGTGCCACCAGGATGCGCGGCTTCACACCGACGATGGACTTGGCGGCGAGCAGTGCGTGCACGCCAGAGTAAGCGCCGGTCTGTGCGTTCACGCCGCCCAGGACGTTGGCCAGGGTGGCACTGTCGGAGGCGCCGCTCTCGACACGGATCACGACCACGACGGCCGACGACTGGTCGAAGATCGCGTCCAGTGCGCCCGGCAGGGTGCCGGCTTCGGTGCCGGTCTTGGCCGACAGCTTGGCCGCCTGCGATGGCGAGGTCACCAGGACGGGAGTGTTGATGGGGAATGCATCGGCGTCAGCCAGCGGTGCGGTGCCGACGATGCCGATCACGCTGGTGGAGGCGACGGCGATCGAGCGGGCACCGGTGTCGATGTTGACGACCTGTACGCCATGGAGAAATTCGGTCATTCGGAGAGGTTCCTCGGTGTGGTGGTGTGCCTGCAGATGCAGGCGACGTGTATATCTTCGGGAAAGGCGACGGCGGCGATAATTGCAGCCGTGGCCCGGTGATCGATCAGACCCAGCCGGAGGCGCTGACGCTTGCGCTGAAGCTGGAGACCTGCGCGTTGCCGCCGGCACGACGCAGGTGGACGTTGATGCTGGTGGAGGCGCTTTCAAAACTGGTGGACCTGGCGGGCACGCTGATGGAGACGCCTGCAGATTGCGAAGACGCCAGCGAGGCGAACGACGGTGCACTGTTACTGAAGTACGCCGCTCCCTGGTTGCTTACACTGAACTGCACGTCGTACTCGGAGGCATTCGCGCCTGCCGGAAGCCAACGACCGGAGGCAACGACCGTGTTGCTGTTGTTGCCACCGCCGGTGACACTTCGACGGATGCTGTAGTTGCCATCGGACAGCATGTCGATCGAGACCGATGCCGATGCCGATCCGGTCGAGTTGGTCTTGGCACCGTTGCTTGCCGAGTAGCCCTGGCCATGGAACGGCAGGCGATAGCTGGCGCTGCCACGCGCAGCCCACAGGTTGGATACGTCCATGCCGCCGACGCGGTAACCAACGTCACCGCGTTTGCTGCCGTACTGGATGTGGGCGTAACGGCGGCTGAGGTCGGTGCCGCCCACGCGCAGGCCGCAATCCTGCGCGACGGGGCCCTCCGCGTAGGGATCGAACAGGTCGTCGAAGTCGACGCCTGCCGAGCGGTATCCGCTGGCCATGTCAGCGCTCCGCCTTCAGTGCGCGCACTTCAGCGGCCAGTTCCTGGATGGCTTTGGCCATGACCGGCAGCAGTTGATCCAGCTTGATCGAGGCAACGCGTTCGCCGTTGAACTCGACGCCTTCCAGGTCGACAGCTTCGGGTACCAGCTCCGCGAGCTGCTCGGCGACGAAGAACAGGCGGCGACGGCCGTCGCTGTTGTACTCCGGTTTGTAATGGCCCGTAGCCAGTTCCATGCGCTCGACGGCGGCCAGGCCATAGGGCACGGGGCCATCGATAGCCTTCAGTTTGCGCGAGGAGCCGAAGTCGTAGCCACCGCTCGTTATGAGGACTCCGCTGTCGGTCAGCGTCAAACGATCGACCCCCTGAGCGGTTGACGACCAAACGCGGAATGCGTTCCCGGCGCAGTAGAGGTGATATTCGATGCCGTTATTTAGACGATCTTGCACCACCAGTGCAGAAGCCCCGCCTGTGGAGCAAATGCCGCCATCTACCGCGAGTGTGCGATATGGGTCGTTGCTGATGTTTGCCTTGCGTGTTGGAGTGCCGCCGTTTGCGTCGTACCCGTAAAGAGACAGCGATGCACTGGATTCCATCGCGAAGGCAAAGCGCTGGATATTGTTGTTCCAGCCAAATCGCAGTGGAACGTTCTGGGTGTTTACCGCTCCGGTGTAGATGCTGAGCGTGCCGGACATGGTGTCCCCGGCTTTGGAGACCTTTGAGCTCGGATTGAAACTATCACTGGTCCAGATCGAGCCTCCCGAGTTCAGGTTGGCGACGAAGGCTCCTTCGCTGTTGCGGAAGCTGAATGCTGGTCCGCTCTTGAATAGATAGCTGTCACCCGAGCCAAAGTAGACAACGCCGTCGGTTGCAATGCTCCCCCACCCTGAAACGCGCAGGGAATTGTTCTTGACGGAGACCGCGCCGGTGAACGTACCGCCCGCTACATCCATCTTCGACTCCGGCGCAAAGTTGCCGGCATGCCACATCGCCGAGCCGTTCCAGCGTGGGGTGTCGCCGTGCTTGATGGTGATCTCACTGCTGGCCGCGCGATCATTGCTCCATACCCGCCACAGGCCCGCGTTGGCCCAGCCGCCGATGAACGACTGCTCTGCCCCCTGGGCGCCAAAGCCCACCAGCGGATACGTTCCGCCGACAAACTGCTGGTCGGTGAAGCTGTTCGTGCCTTTGGATGCCTTGCCGTCCAAGGCAGTCTGCAGCCCGGTCACATCTGCGATGACATGCTTGTGGCCGACCGTAGCGAAGTCACCCGCCAGGGCGAACGCGGATGCGTGCTTGCCATCCAAGGTATCGGCATCCAGGCCATTGCCATGGCCGGTGTCCTTCAGCGCGGCCCCCTTCAGCTCCAACGCGGTGCGTGCGGCGGCCGTGGTTGCGGCAGACAGCAGGGTCCTGGCCAGTGCCGTCGGTGCGGCCGCGCCAAAGCGCTTGTCGGTGAATGCACGCAGGCCGCGCGGAGTCACCGCGCGCTGGGTGTCGGCCGCGTCTTCCGCTTCGGTGTTGGTGGCCAGCTCGACCACGCCCAGCACCTCGGTGGTGGCCGGCGGGTAGATGAATTCGGCGTTGCCGAACTGGATCTGGGTGATGTCCACGTCGGTGAAGCGTGCATCCGTGGCCAGCAACAACATCGAGGCCGCCGACTTTTCCATGATCGGATCGGTCTGGCCGTAAGTGGCGAACAGCGTGCCATCGGCCAGGTACAGGCCGAAGCCGCGCAGCGAATAGGCTGTCGTGCTGTCATCGCGGATGGTCACGTGCAGCGTGTCATCGCCCACGGCCTGGCCGCCGAAGGTGGCGACGCGTTTGATCTCGCCTGGCAGCGCGGTCAGGCCGGCCGAAGGCGTGAAAGAAGTGGACGTCAGGCCGATCTGGGTAACCAGAACGGCATTGGTGCCGGTATTTGGCGGATTGACCAGCTTGGCGAAGCCGGCGTCGGTGATTTTCAAGCGCATGCGGGGTTTACTCTCCGATCAGTTGGATGCGGCGGAAGGCCGTGGCGTGTGCGGCTGCAAGCGCGCCGATTGCTGCGTCGGCCTGCATGCCCTGGGTGAAGGTGAAATGCGAGCGCACCGGCTTGGTGCGAGTGATCTCTCCGATGACGTCGTCGACGAACATGGCGGTTGCCGCGGTGCCGCCCTGGTTGGCAATGGTCATCACCGCTTCAAAGGTGTGCGGCGGTCCCTTCGGCTGCAGCTGCCACCATTCGCGGATCAGTACCGAACCCCCGAATGCAGCGACCACGTCGCGCACGCTGCCGGCCGTGCCCTTGCGGCGCTGGATGGCGATCGCTGCGCGTACCCGCGCGCGTTTCACCGGTTCGGGCCAGTAGGCCTTCCATTCGTCCACCGAGAGCGCCCATGCCAGCCAAGGCAGCAACGCGGCCGGACAGCGATCGGCGTCCCACAGGGCAGTGATGTCCACCGGCAGCGGGCGGGCAACGATCGCCTGCGACAGTGCGCGCTCGGCCTGGGTGGCATTGGGCGGCAGCAGGTTGGCTGACGACGGCACCCGGACCTGTGCGTCGGCGTCGATGGTCACGCCGGGCACAGGCGCGGCTGCGAGGGTGACCACGCCACCGTTGATGGACACATCGTTCAGGCGTCGGCGTCCCTGCCCATCCGTGCGATACACCGCCTGTACCGTTGCCAGCATGCCGCCGGGATGGCGGAACACCTGGTTCTTCCCATCAATCGCGCCACGCAGGCGCGCATTGACCAGGCGCGTGGTGGCCTCACTCATCGTTGCCACCGTGGGCCAGCGTCACGGCGGCGCAGTACGTGGCCTGGGTGCGGTCCACCACCACGTCCGTGGCGGGGCTGTCGATCACCACGCGCTGTACACCTTCGGCATGCAACGCAGCGAACAACCCGGAGCGGGTCACGTCGCGACCGAGACGGTGCGATTCGACGATGTAGCGATCCAGGCGTGTGCGTGCTTCTGCCAACACGACCTGCGAGTCCGGGCCGGCGAAGGTGTACAGCGTGGCGGCGACGGCGTAGTTGATGATGCTGGCCGCTTTCACCAGCACGTGATCGGTCAACGGGCGCACGTCATCTGCGCTCAGCTTCGCCTCGACCACGTCAAGCAGGCCCTGGGTGGCGGTGCCGTCCGCTTCACGCGACAGCACCGACACCACCACCTCACCGGGCGTGCTGCTGGTGGCGCTGGCATCCAGCACGCGCGGATCCGCGCTCAGCGCATGGAAGACGTAGGCGCCCTCCGGCCCCGCCACGCTGAAGCCTTCCGGTCCCAGCTGGATGCGGCGACGGAAGTCCTCGTCGTTTTCATAGCGAGGAAGGATGCCCTCCTGCGGCTTGCCGGGATCGAGTACCAGGCGTGCGATGCCAAAGATCGCCGCCAGCTGATCCAGATCGCTGCCCACGGCGTAGGCCAGCATGACGCCACGCGCGGCATCGTTGACGCGCTGTCGGTCGAGCAGGCGCAGGTAGGTGCAGACTTCGAGGATCTTGAAGGCGGGATCCGACGGCAGCAGCGCGTCGAACGTGGGGTCCAGCGCCTGCAATGCAGTCAGCGACTCATCGAACATGGCTTCAAAATCGAGCACTTCGATGACCGCAGGGGCCGGCAGCTGGGAGAGATTGACACTGGTGAACGAGCCGGATGCCACGGTTAGCGAACCTCGATTCCTTCGATGGTGATGGCCTCGCCGTCCGGCAGGTGGATCCCGGTCACTGCCAGGATCATCACGCCGGGGGCGGGGAGGGAGACGTCGACGTTCTCGACGTGCAGTCGCGGTTCCCATCGCGCGAGTGCGTCGACGGTGGCCGCGATCAGGTCCATGCGCAGCGAGCGGTTGGTTGGCGCATCGATCAGTTCGAAGATGCGCGAGCCGTACTCGCGACGCAGGACCCGGGAGCCAAGGGGCGTGGTGAGAACGTCACGCACGGACTGGTGCAGATGGGCCAGCCCATCCAGTGATTTGCCGGTGTTGGCGTTGATTCCTCGCATGGTCTCTATCGTCGTGGAGTACGGGTTTCCAGGGCATTGCAGCGATGGCCCATCACGCCTGTGCCGGCGTGGTGGGAGCAGTCGGGCCCTGGGCGGTGTGTTTGTGTGACTTCAGGCTGATGGCACCGGCCTTGACGTCTGCCGACGTACTGATGTCCTTGCCCGCGGTGATCGCACCCGCGACGTCCAGATCACCGGTGGCCTTGATCGCCGGCGTGTCGAGCAGTACCGATTCGCTGGCATGCACTTCTGCATTGGCGCAGTTGACGATGACCTTGCCGGCTCCGACGGTGATCGTCAGCGTGGTGGTTTGGCGGTCGTACTCGACGAGACTGCCGTCGGCGTACTGCGTGCGCTGCAGCTGGCGTGTGTCGGCCGGTGCGGGAAAGCGATTCTGGTAAAGGCTGCCGAGCACCAGCGCCTGGCCGGGGTCGCCATACGGACACGCCAGCACCACCTGTTCGCCGGGCTCCGGTGCGCACCAGCTGCGCATGCCCGGTCCGGCACGGCGTTCCAGCCAGGGGATCCAGTCGGTGAGCATGCCGTCGGCATCCACGCGCACGCGGCTGCCGGCTTCATCGAGCTCGCGCACGACGCCGATCATCAACAGGTTGCCGATCAACCGGGCATGTTCAGCGCTCATGGTGCGTCCTCCGCGAGCGGTTGGTAGCGCGACTCATGGGCCCGGCCGATCTCCGGTGCGAAGCTGTAGGACGCCTGCGGTGCCACGCCATCGGCGCCCTCCCAGGCATTGCTGCCCAGCGCGATGGGCAGTGACCATTCGACGATCCAGGTGCGCAGATCCGGCTGCGCGGCTGCGGCATCCTCGGGTAGCGCGGCGATCACCTCGATCGCGCCACTGGGTACGCCGGGAAAACGGCCGAGCTGATGCAGCCAGGTGGCCAGGGTCACGGCGGCCCTGCGCAGCTGCAGGGCAGAGCCGGCTGCCGCGGACTGCACGGAGATGCGTGCTTCAAAGCGCAGCACGGCCTGCAGTTGGCCGCTGCCATCATCGCTGTCCTTGCCACGGTCACAGCGGGTCATCGCCAGCAGGCACGCGGGTGTGGCCAGACTGCCGCTGTCGACGTCGCGATAGAACTCGACGGTCGCGAAGTCGGCGAAGCGTGCTCGGATCGCCGCTTCGATGGCGGCGTGCAGCGCGTCCAGGGTGGAGGAGGGGGTGTCGGTTGCCATGTCAGCTCATGCGATGAATGGAAGGAAGAACGCGGCGGGCCGCGGCACGCGCTTTCTGCATGCAGTGTTGCCATCGGCAGGGGCGCGGGGCATTGCACGCGTGGCCGTGACTGGCTCGATCAGGGCCGGCGCGGTCCGTGAGCGCTGGCACTGCCATCAGCGATGCAGCCCGCAGGCCTCGGTGGTGGTGCACCATTGACGGTGAAACCTTGCTGGCTGCCGAGGCTGCACAGCAGCGCGCGCATCTGGTCGGCCAGTTCGTGGTACTGGCGCGCCACGGCAACGTGGTTGCGCAGCAGCGCATCGTCATCGGCGGCCTGCAGATCGGGCAGTTCCTGCGGCGCGCGCAGTTGTGCCGGTGCAATACTGATGTCAGGGATGACGAGGGCGGCCGGCATTGGCTTCGCGCCAGATGCGCACGAACTCAGCATCAGCATCGCCGCGGTCGCGGCCAGGAGTCTTGGCATGGGTGTCGATGTCCTGTTGCAGCATGACGAACTGCCGGGTGCGCGCGGACTGCATGGCCAGGCGCTGTGATTCGGCCTGTGCACCAGCCTGTGCGTTGGTGTGGTCCTGCTGGCGCGCGACGAGTGCGGTGTCGGCACGTCTGGTCTGCTGCGCGACCTGTGCGCTGGCGGCAGCGAGATCCGCGCTGCGGTCACGCAGCTCCCAGCCCAGCCAGGCGCAGCCCACGTGGCTGGCAACCAGGCCCAGCAGGGCGATGCGAAGCCTCACGGGAATCGGCATCACTGCAGAAGCCCCCCAGCAGCGCGATAGGCGGTGCGCAGCGTTTCCAGTGCATGCTCCTTCTGCCCGTAGCCGGCGCCCGGCAGCGACGCCCAGATGCGGCGGGCGGCGGCGACCGCGGCATCGAAGCGGCCCAGGCGGATCAGATCGTAGGCACCGCATTGTTTGAGCAGCGCCACCGCCGCGCGGTCCTGCGAGACCGGGCCGAAGTCCGGAAGGTCCAGACGTGCACGCAGGTCGTCCCAGGTGCTGCGCAGGAACTGGTAGCGGCCGGCGGCGCTGGACGTGATGCCGTAGCGTGGCAGCGACACCAGTACGCGCGGATGGTCGCGGGAATCGTTGAAAAGCTGGCCGCCGACGATCACGTCGTAGCCGCGATTGCGGGAGCGCTGGCCGGGAATATCGGTGCCTTCGGATACGGCCAGCATGTCCAGGAACGCGGCCACGTTGGCGCCACCGAGGGCGCTGGCTGCGGCGGCGGTCATGCAGTCGCTCCCGAACGCTTGCGCACCAGGTCCAGCAGCGCATCGATCTGCACGCTCTGCTGGGCAATCTGCGCGCGCAGGGCGCTGACTTCACCGCGTAGCTGGCCAATCTCCTGGGCCATGGCCTCGCGTTCGTGCATCAGTCCATCGGCGCGTGTGCGTTCGGCGGCCAGCTGTTCCTGCAGGGTGCGCAGGGTGTTGCTGGTGGCTTCATCGGCGGTGCGGTCGACCTTGGCCGACGACAGCCATTGCCGCAGCCACAACGACACTGCGATCAGTACCCCGGAGGTGCCGCCCAGGTACTTGGCCCAGTCCGGCACACCGGCCAGCAGGTCGCTCTCGTTCATGCGCGTGCGTACCCCTTCAACAGGGCCGGATGGACGGCAGGGGCCGGGGCAGAGCGCGCACCGCGGAGGGCGCGCTTGATGGTGGTCTGCGATACGCCGAATTCCTGCGCCACGTGCTCGCGGGGCATGCCGCTGGCCACCGCGCGCGCGATCTGCTCGCGACGCTCATGTGCGCTGGCGGCGAAGCAGGACGCCAGGAACAGCAGTTCACCGCCGAAGTGGGCGACCAGGCGCTGGGCCATCTCCAGCCCAAGAATGTCGATCAGTCGATGCTGATCGGGCAGGGTGGAGGGGACGTAGACAATGACGCGGTTGCGTCCGGTGGTGCTGGAGGTGGTCGGCGGCCACGCACGCACCAGCGTGAGGGCTGCGGATTCGCCGATGACCTCGGCAAGGGTCTGGATGCTGTCGGGCAGGGCGTTCATGGCGAGGTTGGTCAGTGGCATTGGTATCCACTGTTGCCATCCCGTCGATCAAGTCAACACCTTTCATCTACTTCTGGATCTGTCGGCTGAAGGCGTTCAGATGCGTGCGCGAGGATCGGCGAGGACCTGCATGCGCAGGTTTGCGAGTCGCCATGCTTTGCCGTCCAGCCTTGCCCGCCCTTTTTGCTGGTTCTGTAGTACTCCTTGTCCTCATGTGCTGGAAACAGACGCAGGACAAGGGAAGGTGGCAGGTACAGGGTGAGGACGGCCACAGGGTAGATCCTCGTGCCGGGTGCGCCGGGCTCTGAAACGAAAAAGCCCCGGACGATGCCGGGGCTTCAGGACTGCAGGTGGCGCTGGGTCAAAGGTCAAACACCAGGTTGCCGCCGGTCTTGCGCGGGATATAGCCGGCATCTCGCAGCCAGCGGGCTGCATTGACCTGGTCCATGCGCTTGACCGGGAAACGGTTGGCGAACATCAGGAAGCGTGCCACGGTGATCGACTCGCCCTTGCCCTTGAGCGCGGCCAGCGTCTCGATGAACCACGGTGCGGGGGGCTGCTGGTTGCCGGGGCGGGCGGCGGTACGCGCCTGTTTGGCGGCAGCGGCCTCGGGCTGGGCGCCGGCCAGCGAGCACAGCGAAATGAAGATCGCATCCAGACTCACGATGTCCTTGCCACCCTTGGGCTGCGACTTGAACAACGCGATGGCCTTCTGGCGTGTCGACGTGAACTGTTCGACCTCCATGACATTTCCTCTCTGCGAAAGCGGTTGGGGATGCAGGGTGACGGCAGGTGCCGTCATTGATGGGGGACGACCTTACATCATTTTCGCCGATGATGGGCCGGAACCTGCGTTATGGATGAAAAAAGCAACGGACCGGCCCGTCGCGCGGCGGCGGTTCCGGCAGGCCGTTCAGACCACGCCACGGCACATCAACTGGTCCAGTGCCGTGCGCACCAGATCGGCCGCGCTGCGGTCGTTGTGCAGCTCGATATCGATCAGCGCGGCGGGCAGCGGCTGGCCGCCGGCATGCAGGTCCACGCTGTCGTGGCCGGGGCGGGTGATGCGGATGACAACGCCGCCCTGGCGACGGATGGCGCGTGCCTCGTCATCGAAATGGACATCGGGAACCAGGCCACCTGCGGGCAGGCGCGAGAACAGTGAGCGTACCCACAGCTCCGGATGAACGTGTTCGCGGCCCCTTTCGGCGCCGTTGCTTTGCCGTAGCCGGGAAGCGAATGTGTCACAGGGCAGTGCCAGCGCAGAGGCCAGCCCGTTGGCGAGGGTGTCCTTGCCCACGCCCTTGCCGCCGGCGATGCCGATGTACAGCGGTTGCCGTGTCAACGGGGCGGATCGCAGCGGCGCGCTGCCAAAGGCGGATCCGCAGCGGAATGCGGCCAGTGTGTCGGCGATCATGCGCTGGCTGCTGTCGAGCGAGGCGGGGATCATGCGGTGTCTACTCCTGGGGGAATGCACAGGTGCGGCGGCAGTCAACAATCGCTGCCGGTGCTGCTGCGGGCGCGCAGGATGCGCTGGGTGATGCGGCCACCGCGTGCTGCGGCGGCGATGGGGTCGAAGCACAGCATCGCCGTGGACGTGCGGCGGCCGGCGGCGAGGTGGTCGCGGATGGTCCGTTGCGACAGAACGGGTACGCGTTGATGGATCTGCTGCACGGTCAACTGTTCGCCTTCAAAGGCGTGCAGGCGGGCGCGAGGCATGGCTGGGCTCCTGGGAGGTGGCGTGGCCGTTGCCGGTATCTTGCCTTTGCCTGCCTCTTCAGTCAACACCTTTCATCTACTTGCATCCAATCTTCGACGCGCGGGGCTGTTGCGTCCCATAGCCGCAGCGCGGCCGCTGCCAGCCGATCGCGCTCGGCATGGCCGCGTGCCACCTGCACGCGCTGGAGGTACTGCTGGCGGTGTCGGCGCGGACCGATCCTGATCCTGCGTCCGCGCGCATCGATGCAGTGGTAGCCGTCCAGCCCCAGCAAATGCCGTGCCTCGCAGTCCAAACGCCACTCGACACTGCCGCTGCAGACATCACGTCCGTCGTGGGTTCGCGGCATCAGAACGGTCCGGCTGCGTGCTCGGCGATGCTGCGGCTGCGCGGTGGCATCAGCCACACCTTCGCCCGTTCCTTGCCGATCAGCCTGGTACGCACGCCATGGCGCTTGACCACGTAGGCTGCTGCCTCGTTGACGTCACGCCGATTGGGCTTGTCGATGCCCACTGCAATGGCGATTTCGGTAGCACGATAGGGCGTGCTCCGGCGCTCGGCGGGCAATGACCAGTCGAAGTGACGGTCGATCAGCTCGGCAATCGGCGAGATCGGTTCGTGTTCGCTGTTGGTGCCGTTCAGCGCGTCCAGCTCATCGCTGGCCAGATGCCAGGTTTCGCCGCTGCAATACAGCGCATGGGCCTCGGCCCAGACCTGCTGCATGTCGATCCGTGCCGGTTCGCCCAGCGCCACCGCGTGCACGGTCCACCAGCGTGTGTTGCCGGTGGCATCGCGCAGGAAGCGTTCGTCGTTGACACTGGCAAACAGGATCGTGCGCCGCGCGTAGCGTGATTCGGTGCGCGCATAGGGGCGCCGGATCTCATCATGGCTGCGGGAGATGAACGATTTCAACGCGGCGATATCGGTGCGGCGGAACGTGGCATCGACCTCGCCCAGCTCGACGATCCATTTGGAGATGACCTGCTTGACGCTGTCCTTGTTGGCGGGATCGAGCACCACGCCATCGGCGATCAGCTGCAGCTCGGCCGGCGCCAGCTGCCGCGCCCAGCGCGTCTTGCCCAGGTTCTGCTTCGACACGAAGGTCAGTACGCCGCGGGCGACCACGCCATCGGGCTCGAAGGCGGCGGCAACGCCGGAGATCAACCAGCGTCGCATCAGGATCTCCTTCAGGATGCGGCCGTCGGCCATGCGAGTGGGCTGGGCTTCCTGCACCGTATCGAAGAACGCCTGCAGGCGTGATTGCCCATCCCATGGCCGCGAGCTGATCCAGCTGGCGACCGGGTTGTATGGATTGGCTTCGGCCACCTGGCACAGGTTGGTCTCGAAGCTGGCGATGGCCATGCCGGCGCGATGCATGCAGTCCATCACCTCGCCGGCGGCGACCTCCTTGGCGTTGTCCACCGTGGTCTGCAGGCCGGGGACGAGGATTTCCAGATCCTTGCGGATGACGTTGTAGCGCACGGTCACGCCGGTGCGTCGGCACAGTTCGGCCAGATTGCGTGCGGTCGGCAATGGTCGGCCACGCGCGCTGCAGTCGGGGAACGGGGTAAAGGTGTCAAAGGCGGAGAGATTGCCAGGCACCAGATAGCGCGCGGCGGCCGTTGCCGGTGCGTCATCCTCTGTGGCGGCTTCATCCCCGGTGGCGGCAGCAGCGGGCATCAACTGCGCACGCAGAACTTCCAATCCTTCGCGCAGATGCAGATCGTTGAAGTCGGTGGGGCGGTCATCCTCGTCGTGCAGAACGGCGAACTCGGGCCACACCACGCGTGCGTCGATGTCCGCAGCGGCATGCGTTGCCTGGGTGACGCCGGGATTGTCCAGCGGCTGCCGGGTCCATTGGTCGTTGTCGGCACAGATCACGAAGCTTGCCTCGGGCATGGCGGTTCGCCATGCACGGGCGACCGAGGCCAGGTTGCCGGCGTCCCAGGCCACCACCACGCACCAGCCGGTCGCCTGATGGATGGACTCCGCGGTGGCATAGCCCTCGGCGATGGCGATGGGCTGGCTGGACAGCGGCTTGCCGAGCACATGGAAGCAGCCCTGTTTGCGGCCGCCAGCCAGGAAGTCCTTGTCGCGACCAAGCGCCAGATCCATGCGTGGAAAGATCGCCTGCAGCGAGACGATGCGGCCTGTTGCATTCATCACCGGCACCAGCAGTGCGTTGTCGATGTGCCGGAACACCAGGCCATCGCCGTTGCGCACCGGCCACGCCGCCACGCGCAGCCCGTGCGGCTGGATGCCCTTGCGCACAAGATACGGATGGCTGGCATCGGCAGGCACGGCACGGCTCCACAGGACATTGGCCGCCTTGGCTGCCGCGTCCTCGCGCTCGCGCTGCAGTCTTTCCCGGTCGGCGCGGGCCGCTTCCTGGCGCTGCCGGATCGCACGCTGCTCGGCGGCGGTCAACGAGGTTGGCGACTTCGCGCACCACCCATGGCGCAGGCCGGTACGCCAGCTGCCGAACTCGCCGGCCGGCACGTCGTCGCCGAACAGCACGGCCCAGCCATTGCGGGTGCCGCGCCGATCCCCCTCGACGTGGAAGCGCACCAGCGTGCCGTCCGCATTGAGTGCATCGCGGCCACGCGCATCAGGCACGATGCCGTGCGCGTGCATGGCCTGCAGGAATGCCGGAACGATGTCCTGCACTGGGTGCGGTGTCTGCATTCGGCGGGGCCCCCTTGAAGCATGGTTCGGTTCACCGCGGCCGGTTGCGGCCATGGTGCTGTCTGCTGCCCGCAGTACGCGGGACATGCGGCGGCTGCCCGACGCAACGTGGTCAGTGGGTGATGGAAGGTGGTGACGCCGTCATGGTGTCGGAATGAACTTGCTTTTGCAACACCTTTTGACACCTTGCATCCCTGGCCTTGCAGCGTCTGTTTGTCCGCGAGGGATCTGCGATGTCAGTCGCAGATCGCGGTCATTGCGACGATGCGTCGCAGCCGGCGAGAACGCATTTTCCGATGATGGCGGTGCCGTTCGACACGGCCCTTCGCTCTCTCTCATTGCCCGCCCCGGGCGCCATGCACAAGGAGTCCGCATGCCTGAAAACGAACCCGATGAAATACGCCTGTCCGACGCCGCGCGCATGCCGCGCATGATCGTCGCGACGTTCTCAATCGGTGCGACCACCTCCCGATAA